CTGCGAACTTGAAAGCGATTGCGTTTTCGCTAACAAGTATCTGCTGAAGAAGCAACCTTGGAATATCCGTCTGAAATCAGCCAGTCGGGCGACTATCGAACGGTATCGTACTGTGACGATGTTGACCGGCTGGAAGGGGCCATGTCCCCCACTTGTGAATCTCGACAGGAAGAAATTTCTCCCGACTACCCTCGATGAGGACCAGGTCTTTTGTCTCGACCCGGCCCGAATTGGGGAGTGGTGATTGTATTCAGTCCGAAATGACGTTAAACTACTTCTGGCCCAGCCCGGGTGTGCCTTTGAAGCCAAGCCGAAAAGCACCAACCTTTGATGCCCGTAAGGGAACTAGGCGTGTCAATAAGTCGCGGTACTAGCCACAGTCGGGAGTTGGGCCACCGTCAGAAAAGACGTGAAAATCATGGAGTTGTGACAGGTAATTGCCCAAAACTGTTCGCTCGATTGAGCTGTAAAATTCAGTGCTAAGCAAAATGCCAAGAGACTACACGGAGCACCCGGTTCTACCCAGGGCCGGTTCTGTCACGATGTATAGTCCCACTCGTTCATTGTGGGATTCCATACAAATGAATACAAACAACAACAATAATGCTGCTGCTGGACCCAAAATCCATGTAACAGCACAAGACGCTGAGGAGATGCTTGACACCGCCACTCAGAATCCTGACAAACAGGATTTCACGTGTCCCCCCGATGGGGTTCGGGGGTTATCGACGATTACCCGCCAGAAGCTGGCTCGAACCGTGAGTTTCAAAATTCCCGGCGCCTTGAGCGACATCTGGCTCGTCCAGTGGGATCACGAACCCACCCGCGCGAGTGGCTGCACAGGCTCTTTTTATGTGAGCACTGCCGCAGAAGATGCGCCTGGATATCGTGCGGGGGTCCTAGTACCCCCCCCACCGGTTTCGTGGACCGATGCTGGGTACGCCAACACACTTGTGACTGGTGGCCTCTGCATCTACTACATGAAGCCCGGGCAATCGCCTTTTCCGGCTGCGGATGGATCCGGTCCGTACGCCCCCCTCGCTGTAGAGCAGATGCTCTATTCCGACGATGTTCTCCACGATATGGTAAGAGTCCTCGGTTCTAACTTTGAACTTGTCGACACTACCAACGCGCTGAACCAGCAGGGGAATGTGTTTCAAGGCGCCTGGGACGCGAACCAGGAGGATGAGCAGGGGTATCAACTTGAGATCCCGTCCCTCCCACCGCCGGCCGTTCCAGGACTTGCCGTGGCGTACAGTTCGTGTCGCCCGGCTTTGTGCCCGCCAGGTACGACTGATGACCTGGTGAAACTCAACAACAATCGTGTCGCTGCTGCGAAAGAAGGCTTGTTCGTGATGAACCGCCTTGACTGGTCGAACAACAAGCCGTCCTCTTCGGACGGCCTCTCCTCTATCTACCAGTCCATCGACGATCACCCTGCGACGGGTGCGCTGCGCGTGTATTTGCGTGTGGCGAATGCCGATGCGATTTTCGTTCCCAGTGCGGTTACTCCGCCGGCGAATCCTGTGACCATTTCGACAAATGCCACACAGACTTGCCGCGTCTACCCAACTGGTGTCCAGATGAATCGTTCAGTGTTGACCGGTCTTCATGCCGACTACACCGCTACGATCTCTCGGACTGTGACGACGCAGTGTTTCATCCGTCCGGGCGGAAAGTTTTCCGCCTTCGCCCGGATGTTGTACATGCCCGTGGACTATGCCGTTCTTGCAGTTTTGCAGAACGTCATGGACAACGTGCAGATGTTCGCGCCTTCGTCTTCCAATGCCTCCGGAAAGTTCGCCAAGATGGCGAAAGGCTTGTGGAAGAAAGTCTCACCGATCGTGAAACCTATCGCGAGCGTTGCTGGGACTGTGCTGCGCAATTATGCCCCCTCTGGGATCAAGGCCGCCATCGACGCATCCGAACAAGTTGTCCAAGATGTCTACCGTGCGAATCCCAGGATGGGTCCTTTGATGAACCTATCGCGTGAGGAGTTATTGGACTTCAACGCACCACCATCGCAAAAGAAGGCCCGACGCAAGAAGGCGCTCGCTGCTCTCGCTGAGCAGGAGGCGCCCGGTGCGGTCGCTGCCGTCAAACGGGAGAGGAAGAAGCTTGCAAAGGCTGAAGCGGCTGCTGTCGCCTCGGCCCAGTAAGTACCCTCCCGTTTGAGGGGTGCTCGCCCGAGTAAAGCCCAACAGTTGGGTGGAAGAGGAGGGACTTATGTCCCAACGCCTCACCACTCATTCCGTGGTATCGGTTCGAGCTATAATTGACCTAAGGGGAGACTGGCCAGTCTCCACCCCCGGGCCCGTGGTTGAAGAAAATCCTTGTTAAGATTACCTCTTGACCACTCCGGCGAGTAATCGCCGCTGTAATCCGCCAATCCGAAGCTCAGTGAGCGGATGCTATAAGCAATCGGATGACTTCCCTTTACCCAACGTGTAGAACCTTCAACACGTCAGTGGGAACGGAAGAATTATGTACCGGAACTTTGGGGTTAGTTCCTCTTTCTACCGGGTTGAAAAATGAAATGAGTGTGGTGACTCCTCGTATATTAACGAGTCACCAAGTAGTCGAACCAAGAGACAGGTTCAACATCATCG